CTCCAACAATAACAAGCCCCAAGCTTTTTAGCATGTCTAAATTTTTACCGACCCAATCAACGGTGGCAATCATCCCATCGATTACAGTGGTAAAAAACCCCGCGGACGACTCAACCATTGAACCGATTAAGAAAGTAACTTTTCCCATTAACGTGGACCACTTACCACCAATCGTTTGCGAAATGTTCTCCATACCGCCGTTGAATCTTCCGCCCTCTCCTGTCGCGTTTCTAAATGCCTCGTTTACGTCCTCGACTGATATTTGACCCAACGACATTCGTTTCCTCAATGACTCCATTGACTCCCCAGTGTCCTCGCTCATTTGCTGTAACGGGTTGAACCCTGCATCCACGAGCATGTTCAATTCTTGACCCATCAATTTGCCGTTGGCGACTACTTTACCGTAAATCATTGCCATGTCATCAAACGAACGTGTTGAGAGCGCCGAAACATCTCCTAGCATGTTCATGGTTCCCATGACGTCTTCCGCCTGGACACCGAACGCCAAAAGCGTTTTACCGGCTTTTTGCACCTCGTCCGTTTGAAATGGCGTAACGTTTGCGAACTCGCTTGTTTCTTCGAATAGCTTGTTCCCCTTTTCTACGTCTCCAACTAAAGTTTGAAAACCGATTCGGGCTTTCTGCATGTCTGCGCCTGCTCCGATTGCGAACGATGCTAAATTCTTTAGACCTTGACCAATTGCCGCAACACCGCCCGCAATTAGGTTTCCACCAACAATTGATTTAAGCATTCCCAAACCTCCGGATGACGACGTGGTTTTCTTCAATGCGCTATCCAATCCCGCCGCCTCGCTTTTGATCTTAGACAAAGGATTCGACATTGAGTCAATGAGTTTGAACTCAAATTCGGCTTTTTGCATTCCCGACATTGTTATTTGTTTTGGTCTTAATTGTAATATACGAAAAAAGGTGTGGACGTTATGTCCCCACCTTATTTTTCCAATTCTTTTGCTCCTCGTTTATCACCCAACGAACACGGGCGACCATGTCAAAGAATTTGTCGTCGTCCCAACTTTGTATCGTCTCAATGTCTAGTTTTAAATGATAAACCAACATTGATTCCCAACACCATAATTCGTTTTCCTCGGTGCGTTTGTCTAACTCGGTGTCGAGATCCGTTTCACGATCATCGCCGGGTTTAAAAAATAGTTCATTAAGAACACCCAGCGACAACCGCAAATGCTCTACACCTTTGTGACGTTTCCCGACTTCAACTTAATAATCGAAACAAGCTGTTCCTGCGTGATCATGAAAGCGTCGTCGTTTTTTAAAATTTCTTCTAAGTCGTCCCCCCCTTTATACATTCCACGCAAGAAAACCTCTGTGGCTTTCCATGTATCGTTTTGGATGATTTTTTCCGCAGCTTTTCGCGTCATGCGGTCCGGTTTACATAAAAAAATCGTTCTTTCTTGCTCGTCGTCCTCGTCAATGTACGTGGTAAGTGCAAACAACGGGCGTTCGCCCATTTTTAATTTCAGTTCTTTTAACTCTTTTTCGAGTGCTTTTTGTGACTTTGCCATTTTAATTTGTGTTTAATTGGTTCGTAATATACAAAAAAAAAGGATGTCAAACGACACCCCCTTTTTTCTCTAACACAAATTAACTGTTTTTAAACTGTCGCGTTCCACTCAATGTTGGACGGTACCATTTCCAACGATGCAACAACGTTCGAATCACCCTCCGACGCTCCGCCCGACATGGTTTTAAACTTACAGTTTTTAATGATGTCCGCAACCGGTGCCGACCCCTCGGGTAAATATGCAACCACCAAATCAAAATTTGGTATGTTCATTAAGTTTTTACCTGGTGCCGCAGCAACTAAAGCGTTGTACTCTGCGCGGTCAATTGTCATTGACGCGGTCACTTCTATTTTTCCGTTTGACTGCGAAACGGGTCTGCGTCCTGCGCCGTAATTGTTCACTACGTCGGCTGTTTCCTCGTATGTGATTTCAGTTATGCCGGCAATTGGCACCCCGAAAATTGAGGTGGTCATATCCACCCACGAATATGCAACCCCGTTTATTAATGGTGTTCTATCTACTGCCATATTTTAAGAATTTACGTTTGGAACAAATCCAACATTTACAATAATTGAACGCGCAACATTAACCGGTACAAGTTCCAAAGAAACAACCAATTCTGAAGTTGAAACAACGTTCTGTTCCGGGTTTATAATTGTAGCCGACGCGCTCAATTCGCCGTCTGCCTCCATTTGTTTTAACCCTTGATCACAAAGCCCCTTAAACGTTGCTATCGTGTCAAGTGTCAACGTGCCGTCCGGGTTAACATACAACGGCGAACCTAATTTTGGCAATAACAATTGGCGCGTTCTGCGGACCGCTTTGTCAATAGTTCGGTTTCTCTCGATTGTGTACAAATCATCGTTTGCGGCTGTTGCCGTGTATGAATCATTATTAAACGTCCCTGAATAGCCCACGAAATTAACTAAGAAAATGTATCCCAAACCATCCAACGCTTCGATTTGCGCTTTCGGTGTGTTCTTTACAAAATCACCGTTCGAAAACGCCGGCTCTGCAAACTCTCCCGAGGCTGTTACCATTGGGAATTTCTCGACATAAGAGATTGACTCGTTAACTTTAGAGAAAGATACCGCACCCAATTTCGCGCCTAAATCTGTTGTGGATTTCAGGTTCGTTGAATAAAGAGTAGAACCCAGCCCATTACCACTTTGTCCGATTGTTACAGAAACGTTGTTCGCTGTTCCTGTTCTCAAATCCGGTAACGTTGTTAAATCTAACCCGAAAATGTCCGGCGCAAAAATAACGTTCAACGGCATGTCATTAGACTTTAAAATGTCCACCTGCGACTGTATCGCTGTAACCCTAATTAACATTGTCGAAGAGTCCGTTAAAGTGTCATCCAACCAAATACCTATTTGGCGAATTTCTCCGTTGGCGAATGTTTGCATTGTTTCAATCTCTGCGAAATCCGGCGTTGCTCCTGGCTCGTCAAAAATACCGATGTATAATTCACCTTTTGTTTGCTTTTCAAAAAACTCTGAAATGTGATACCAAAGCGATGAATAACTCCCCTCTTTCTCAATTCCCAGGTCCTCCGCTTGTTCTAGACTAAACACCTTTTGAATGTTAGTCGTAGCAAACCCCGTTGGTACTGACGATCTATAAAACACCAACCCCGAAATATGGTCGTTGTTTAGTAGTGGTCCACCCAATCCGGATTTGTTCCTATTAAATACTATACTATTTAAAGCCATTACTTAGTGCTTTTTTTGGTTTCCTTTTCTTTTTTAGGCTTCTTTTCCGCCTCAATTGCTTTGTCCGCCTCTTCAGCCGTTAAAAACACTTTTGTGTTTCCGCTTTCGTCGGTCAAAACCTCGCCGAATCTTGCACCCTCTTTGTGCTTTGTGACTTTTAAGCCCCCTATAACTTCAACTTTTTTGTACTTCATAACGAATTTTTTTAAACAAAAAAACCGGGTTGGATGAACACCCCACCCGGTTCCAATTAAATTGAAAACTTTCTTTTTTCGCTTATGCGAAAGTGTCTTGTATTAACACCGCTACACCCTCGCCGTTTGTTCTACCTTTAGAACCTCCGGCTCTTACCATTGCGTTTACAATAGAGCCTAAGTATTCCGGATCATCGAAACGACCGTATGTCTTAGCGTTACCCTCCGCACGTCTCACAAAAGACTTATGCCACGCAATTATTGCGTCGCGGTCCGTAGTTTGCGCACTTGTTCCCGCTGCGATTTTTTGGAATGTGTTGTCGTATCTTACCGATTTTGAACGTTTGTAGACTTTAAACCCTAAAATCTCACCTACAACGCCATTCTCAACCGGAACACCTTTTTGGAAATCACTAGAGGTAAACTCCGGTAATTTTAACAAATCCGCGTACATGTTCGCCGACGCTAAAAGGTAACGACCGTCTGCTGGGATGTCCTGCGCATCTAAAGCCGTCATTAAGTTTAAAATATCGTTGTATGTTACCGCTTTAACCGCAGCACCACCCGCCGAACTTGGACGTGTCGCCCCTGTTGTTTTTAATGAACTTGAACCATCCGCCGGACACCAAGCCGTTCCGATTCTCTCCGCAATTGTTGTGTTTAACATTGCGATATGGTCGCCCATAATGTCCATTCTTTTTGAATAGTTGATTACCGCCTCGTTTGCGTCCTCAACATAAATTGGTGGTGTGTTGAATTTGTGCACTGAATAAGTCAATACGCTGTCAACTCTCGCCTCCGGAGTCAATGGCACCGTTGCGTCAACCTCAACGGTTGGTTTTGATCCACTTTGAGGGACCTCAACAGTTCCACCGTTTACAGAATCCAATTTTGATTGCTTGTAAAACTCATTCGCCGGGAATAAGTTTTTTTGCAAGTCTTTGCTAAATACTTTTAATATTTGTTCAGCCATTTTTCAATGAAATTATGCTATGTAAGCGTTGAATAATTTTTCATACTTCGCGTTATTTTCCACTTGCATTTGTGAAAGCCCCGCCGGGTCGTTTTTCGACCAATCCTCGAAAGTCCACGTTGAGTTTTCAACCGTTTCGATTGTCTTACCCGCGTCTCCTAGTTCACCCATGATCTTTGGCGCTTTCGCTCCTTTGATTGAGTCTAACAAAATCGACGTGTTTTCGATGTCTCCAATTGCTTTTGCGAGCCATTGAGATTTCGATTCCGAACTAATTTTTCCGCCTGCAATAGCGTTATCAATTAATTCAATCGCTTTGGATTTGTTGATAGTTGCCAACTCGTTTTGCATTTGCTCAACTTGTTCGACTAACCCATCATTTTTAGATTTCAATTCGTTGTTGATTTTCTCAACGTCTGAAATCGTGTTTTGCAACCCTTGAATTGCTTCTACTGTTGAGCTTTCCGCAGCATCCGCCGACAAAGACAACAATTCGTTCACCTGTTTCATTTTTTGAACTTTTTGTTTCCCGGAAACCGCCGGGTCGGATGTAAATTCGTTTACTATATTCATAATCTGTTCGGCGTCCATAGATTCCGAAATCTTTGGTGTTCTCCCTGTTGTTGGGATTACCTCATCGAACAAACCATTGTTTATTGCTGTCTCAGCATTGAAAAACGTTTCCCCGCTCAACATTTCGTTGACCTCGTTTTCTCCCATTGCTGAATTTTCATTGAAAACCGTTTTAATTTGGTTATAAACCTGGTTCAAAACTCCCGCGCCAACTTGTTTTCCATCTTCGGGGCGTGGTGCGTGTGCGTGAAACAAACCGTTTGATTTTATGGTCCTTTTATCCCCCGCTTGACTGATCACGCCCGCCATTGACGCCGCAACCCCAACAACTTGCGTTTCCGTTTTCATAGGTGAACCCGCAATTGTTGAGAATATTTCCCAACCTTGAAACGTGTTCCCACCGCTTGAATTTATCGTTACCAAAAGATTTTGCACTCCTGCATCAACTAAAGCATCATGTTCTTTTGTGAACATTTCGCCCGTTATCCCCTTTTTTGGGTCCGCATCAATTTTTCGGTTTATCCGCATAATTGCCGACGCGCCGTTATTCTCAATATTTGCTAATTCAAAATTCATATAAACAATTTACGTGTTTAACTTGTTTTAGTGCCCTTTTTAAGCCATATTGAGCCAACAAAATACATTAATATGGCAATTCCTACAAAAACAGTCCGCGTACAACTGCGAGGACGTCGAAAAGTACAATTCGAGAACCTACAAAAAGAAACGGAAACAACAGACGCCGAATTGCTCCGACGCATTATTGATTCCTATTTTAAAAATTAGTAGTCGATACAAACACTGTCAAGGTATGCTATTGCTGCGCCTGCGTCTGCGTTAGAGTCTGCACCCATGTACAAGCCACCGTCTGTTCTTATCTCTAAATAGCCCGAAATGTTCTTCGTACTGTCTTGGGACAAAACACACGCTATTTTGTGGTTTCTATTCAGTAAAAATCCGGTTGGTAATTGAGCAACCTTCAACACGGAACCACTCAAATCGTCAATGTATATTTCACCTTGAAACCTAATCAATTGATTTATTGATTCTTTTCTAACAAGAACGCCTTGTCTTTGTGAGCCGGAATACGTCCCCCCACCTCCTACGCTTACCCATGAACCTATATTTAAATCACTTTTCTTTAGTGGCTCGTATGCTTGTTGTACCGCTCCACCGATACCCAACAAATCCCAATTTGTGTTGGGGTGGTTCATGTGGTAAAGATTAATAAAACCGGAAGTTTGGTTTGATCCGCCCGGCGTTGCCCCGTTCCCATCATGGAACGCAGGAACCAAAGCAACCGCGTATTTGTCTTTTATGCTGGAATTATAATCCCAACCGCTTGTGCCTTGCGTCATAGGCGTGAGTTTCACGCTATTAGAAACAACAACGTCGTGTGTTTGCCCGTTCCGAAAAACTCTAGCTTCCTTTAATTCGTCGCCCTCAGTAACCGCAATGGCTGTTGGCGTTGCTGCAAAAAGACTTCGAACCTCAATTGAACCCCCTGGATAGTAACAAACTTTTTCCCCTAATAAAACTGTGAACGGTGAAACGTCACAAGTCGTAACGCTCGACCCCGTTTGAATATTTGAGTAAACCGGTGGTGTGATAAACGCGCCCGCTTTTGTGTTGTAAAGAATGTCTGTCCCCGATACTCGACTAAACCGAAAACCGTTTTTTTCTGCGTTGTATTTCAAAGCGCCTAAACCAATAGTCTTTGCGTTCTCTTGAATTTGTGCGAGGTCTTCAATATAAATTGGTGCCCCTCCTGGTTGGGGTTGTGCTATTATTTCCTTTTCGTAATCCATTTTAATATCGTTTTATTTTGTAAGTGGTCCCGGCAATCCTAAACCGGTTTATCTCAAAGTTTATTTTTTCAATTGGTGTAAAGTCGTAAACAGGTCCAGGAACCCAAACCGTGAAACCCTCTATAGTTTCTAATACTGATTTTGCATCGAAATAAACCGGTTCGTTGTCTGCGCCCCCAACGTTTGATCCAAAAAAGTTTTTTAGATAATAGTTCTCGTTCTGCGTGTGGAAATACAAAGGTTCAAAACTTTCGCTGTTATTCTCTATTGCTATTTGTGGACCCCCTAACGGGTTCAATTCTTCATTCAATACTGATTCAAACGATAGTTTTTGAGCCGACCGCCTCGCCTCTCTTTGCAGTCTCTCAAAGTATATTAAAAAAATAGCGTTATTTAGCACGTTCATTTGCCCCACGCAAGAGCGTAAAAAAGCAACGTGTTTTTGTTCACGCTTATTCACGGGGAACAAACGCGAAACCATCAAAGAGAAGTCTATTCTAAAATTCATTTTTTGCCGTCATTGTGATGATTGAGTCCGTTTCGTCATACTCTAAATAGCCCGCATCTGAATTGTAAAGTCTGTCTATTACTTCGAACGACTGCCCCGATCGTTGCCCCCACATTTTCAACCCCTGTGTATCGATACCGTAAACCCCTGGCACCTGTTGAATTGCGTCAACGATTTGTTCCCTAACAACCGTACCGTTGAAATTATCAATTGATAAATTCGCTAAGTAGTTTTTTAATGCTGTTACAATGTCCTCTTGTACCGTATCACGTAGGTACTGCCCCGAATAGATGATTTCAACGTCTATTTTGAATATGTCTGCGTCTAATGATTCCGAACGAATAACCACGCCCGCAAAGCCTATTTTGTCGATATAATCACGTAAAGCATTGATTTCGTTTTCTGTCAATTTCTCCAATGGGTCCGAACCTTTAGCGACTTTTACAACAACGGCGGATTCCGTTTCGACTACTGCGCAGCGTGAAATAATACGCAACGACTCGTCAATTGTGGTGTAACCCACCGAGCCGTCCGGCTGTTCTGTGACAAACTGCCTGTTGTCTTCGTCATATTGGAACTCCAAAACACGGCGCTGTAACCACCCCGGCGTCCCTGGTACTGCGTCCCGCGCGATTGTCTCCATAGTTTCAATTCCTATGTCCATAAACCGTTCGTGAACGTGAATTGCTGTTGCTATTACAAAAGTCCATAGCCTCCAAATAGC